GTCCCCCAGCCAATCCTGAAAACCATCGGGGTCTTTCCCGGCCGCCCGCAGTATGCGCTCCTTTTCACGCCCGGCTATCCGCCGAAGTATATCGGGAAGTCCTTCTTCCCGCAGCTGCTTGGGCGTCTCCAGCCCACGCGTAGCCTGGCTTTTCACCACGGTGTCCACCAGGTCCATCGGTGTCATGTTCGACTGGACATAGTAGCGGTCGCCGCCCGGGTCCTCAATCGGGTTCATATTCTCTTTCTCGCGGATATCATTGGGACTTAACGAACCCAGGTAGAAAAGCTCTTTGTAGAAGGTGGCCCGCGCCGCCGAATCGGAGCGCAACAGGGCGTCCTCCAGGAACTCGTAAAAATAAAGCCGGCGGTCGGCGGGCAGGATGAACTTGCGATTGCAGGCCTGCTCCCAGCGCCGGAACCATATCCCCATGGTATACTTGAGAAACTCCAGGTCCTGGTGCTCGATGTTGCTATAGGTGGCGTGGGAGAGCTCCATGAGCTTGTGAGGGGTTATATTGAGCATACGGGAGACTTCCTGTATCTGGAATGTCCGGCTCTCCAGCTTCTGGGCAGTCTGGGGAGGGACTCCTATCTCCTTGATGGTAATACCCTCGTCGAGGATGGCCACGCGGTGCGCATTGCTCAAACCGCCGTATTGTTCTTGCCAGTGTTTGACATTATCATCCTTGGCTTCCTTGCTGAGGTGATTCGGATGCGTCAGGACGACGCCCGGCCGGGCGCCGTTGCCGAAGAATCTGGCATCATGCTCCTCCAGCGCCATCCCCAGCCCCAGCGCCTCGCGGGACTGCTGCACGTTGTTGTAGCCGATAATGCCGTTGAAGCCGAAGGCAGACAGGTGCCAGATGCGCCAGGCCGGCAGCACTTTCGGCGCCCCATCCGGGACCCGGTAGATATATATAAGCTGCCGCGTTTTAGGATCGCGGTCTACCTCCATCTTGGAGACATCCAGCGGCCACAGGGCGCGGACTTCGCCGGCGTCCATGTCCCAATCTATCTCGGCATAGGCGTTCCCCCACACGGCCGCCTGCCCGGTAAGCGCCGACTTAAAACTTACGGCGTCCATTTCCGGATTCGGCTCTTCGTGAAGCAGCCAGTAGTTCCTCTCCTCCACCGCCCGCTCCTTACCCCGCCGACCGGGTTCACGACCCCTCATCACGCGCTTGAAGTAAATAAGCGGCACCTGCCCCGTCGTCTCGGAGAGTAGCCTCACGCCGGCGAAATACGGGGTATGCTTCAGCGCCGCCGTCTCGGAAACGTTGACGCCGGTAGCGGTCGCTCTCCCGTAAAAAGCCGACTCCATATCGCGGTCGAGGTCGGCCAGTGAATAACGCCTCTCGATAGCTGTCGTTAGTTTCCCCATTATCTTTTACTCCTGGTTCTACGGGAACCCGCCATTCCCCACCATACCAGCCCCGCTCCCGTTAGTATCAGTGCCGCCGGCGGGTATATCTGCCAAACTCCCCAGGCAAAAAGCCCGGCGCCCGCCAGCACGATTAAATCATTCAGGTCGTATCCCTTGAAGAAACGACCTAATATCATAAATGGATTTAGCAGTTTTTTCATCCTATCGTTATCAATCCGTCTTCATAAGCGCTTCGATTCGTTACCCCCAGTGCCACCGCATCCAGCCTCCCCCGCCAGCTCAATATCGCCGCCATCGCCAGGTCTATCTTGTTCGGGCTGTCGGGCCGCTCCTTGTGTATCACCCACAGCCGCTTCCCCTGCTCGTCCCGCTTGTTCAGCTCTTGCTTGAAGGCATTGGCGATGTGCCTCCCCAAACCCTTATGCCCGTCATGGCTCAGCTCACGACTCTTTATCGCCGTGGCGAAGGCCTCTATCGAATAGCACATCTGGGTAGGATGGTTCGTGTACCACTCGACGACCTTCTCCTTGCCGTACATTCCTGCCCATTTCGCGGTATATGAAAGCCAGTATTGCGGGTCCGCGTACATCCGCCAGACGTTGTAGTTCTCGAATGCCGCCTCCACCGTCTCTTCGATTTCCTCCACCGGAGCCTGCCAGTCCTTTTTACCGTAGGGACACTCCCAGACCCCCACCACGAACTGAAAACCCGACTCTATTTCCGTGCCCACCAGTGCCACCGAATCGTGGAACATGGCGCCATCGAACCCCAGCGTAATCAGGGCCTTATCCGGCACCTTGTATTTCTTGTCCGCCAGTTGCTCCCACTCATTGATATCGAAGGCCTTCAACGACGACTTCACCAGTCGATTGCAGTACACTCTCTCCAGATAAGCGACGTCATTACCAGGGTCATCGAATAAAGCTACTATCGCATCGATGTCCCGCCATACCGCCGCTGATGGTCCGCTGGCCTCTATCACCGCTGCCCGGATATCCTCCGGTGTATCGAGAAGATGCGATTCATCGGCCTGCCGGTGAAAATAGTAGAACTTGGAATTTTTTACCTTGCCTTCTTTTATCGCCTGGGCATACTCCATTGCTTCTTCCGCGATGCTTTTCTGGCCCGGTTCCGGTGCCGTCGTCACCTCCAGCCCCCAGGCATCCGCCTCTTTTCTCTTCGCCAGGTTCGCCATCATTGTTTTATGCGCCTGTTTATGCCGCGGCTGCGTCCACCAGTGCGTCTCATCCTCCACCTGGAAAGTGGTCAGGGCACCGTCGCGCCCTTCTGGCGAGGATGCCAGCGATTCTAATTTCCCGTCGCCGCTTTTCCTCATTATTCTTTCGATACCGATATCGAAGTCCCTTTCCAATGGACAGTTCTCGAGGATATATTTCAACGTGCCGTAACAAAGCAGGTCTGATTGTTCTTCCGTAAATGCCACCATCGGGATATACGGGAACTTGACAGGACCCCCCAATGGATTGCCTCTCTTATCGAAACCATAGCATCGCACCGGCGCTTCCGGGTGCAATTCACAGGCTGCAATCCATGCCCCGAATTCTGTCTTTGCTACGCCCTTCGCCAGGCTCAAAGCGCAGCGTTTGAATCTACGGCGCCCCTCGTTAAGATGTCCTTTGGGAAAAACTTCATACATCCGCCAGATGAAGGCCCGCTTATCATCATCCAGCTTCGCTTTCTCCCCATGCAGGTCGCCCGGTCCGAATACCAGGTTCTCCTCGATGAAGTCGCAGACCTGCCCCCCCAGCGACGGGTACCACTTTCCCTTGTCGTTTGGGATAGTCAGGATCGTCATGACTTATTTTGGACTCACTAATTTTTTAACTGGCTTCTCACAATAAATCGAAAGTTCGCAGGCAACTTCAACAGCCGTTTCCACATCATGACCGAGATAAAGGGCAGCTAGTGCGTAATCCATGCCGGCACCAATTGCATCGTATTTTTCGATTTCTTTGACGAAAAAACTATTTATTTGAAAAACATGCTTTTCGAATACGATGATGAAGTTATTCTCAATTTCATATTTATCGGTTTTACCTTTTTTCCATTCGGCAAATTCAACCATGAATTCAAGTATGCCTTTCTCCGTGGATGAAGAAGGTTTACGTGTATTCGCGAATATTTGAAGCATGGAACATTCTGCAGCTGAACCAACACTCCCGATTATAATATTGTTTACCTCTATAAGTTTTGAGAATTTGTCTTTACCTTTGTCCTGCGTGCTTCCAAAAACAATAATAGAATCAGATGCTACTTCTATGCAGTCTTCTTTTATACGGCAGCAAACTACGCTCATATTCCCTCCTTTAAAATATTATCAATTCATCGAATCAAGAGCAGCCCTCGGGTCGAACTTAAAATCCTTGACTTTCCTGCCCTGGTTCCGCCGCTTCTGGCCTTTGGCATTCGCCTTTTCCGCCTTCTCGACTTCCCATTGCAGCCTCCGGCGGTCTATCGGCGTCAGCCCGAAACACTGCCGCTGTAATCTTATTTCCGTCGCCAGTGCCGGCGATGCTCCCTTCCCTTTAGCCTGATTCCTCCAGTATTCGTCAATCAAATCCGCCAAGATATAAAGCTGGTGAATGTCCGACTGTATGAATTCAGGCGCCATCGGAGATTCCCAGATATCCTTCCACCAGGCAATCGTCTCGGGGCGCCACTTTCGCCGGCGCTTCGGGAGCTCGGGGATACTTGTTATAGGCTTTTTTTCTTTAAATGTCCTTGCGGTAACATCTTTATTTCTTCGCTGTCTCAGCTTTGAACTTTTGGGAGCTGGTCCTGGCATTTTATATCAATCCTTAATCGTAATTATCTCAATAATCGGCAAGCTAATTTATGTAAACTCAACACGCGCGCGATAATAATGTAATTTCCCCCAAACTTATTTAAAATCCCTCCAACCCGTACAGATTTCTTTCTGCA